GTCGCACTCAAAACGTCACCGACTTGATAACCCTGACCACGGGCTGTAAGCGTAACGCTAGTGACTACACCCCCAGAAACAACGATAGTGGCCTTTGCAGAGCCTCCAGAGCCTCCGGTAAGCGCCTTGTTGGAATAGGTTCCGTTGGTATACGAAGACCCCGGAGTGATTATTCCTAGCGTCTTGATGTTGCTAGACGAGATGCCAGAAACAAGGGTTCCAGCCGTAATGTTGCTACCTAAAATTTCTTGATTGATTTCAACCGAGGTGTTGTACGTGTCCGAATATATGAAGTAGCTTCCAGATACCGTTGAAAGGGTTGCAGTGGTAACAACTGAACTCGTTGATGCCTCCCAGTCGGCTTCAATTGGGTATGCAAACACTTGCGAAAAGTATCCGGCAGAGCGACGAGCGCCGAGGGCTTCGCCTGCGTCATACCATGTGTTCTCACGGATGTTGTACACAATAGCGTCCGTACACTCCGTTGCATCTCCCTTGGGATAGAACCACCAGACCTCGCCAAACCGTGGAACCTTGCAGGCCCAGACCTTTTGGCGCTGGGCATAGTTCAGGTTGTCAAAGAAGTAGTTCTGGTTCATGGAGTTTGGAACCTCCTTCACCACACCGTTGTACATCAGGAACCGATCAACCCCGATCCAGTAATAGATGCCATCGTACTCAATCGCACACTGGCTTGACAGAATGGATGACTGGCTGCTGATGATGTCATAGCGCCAATATTGCGCTGGCGTACCTTGTCCACCAATATATGACACACGGATTAGACTATCAAGGCTCCAAAACAGCCCAGAAGGAGCGTTTGAACCTCCCCTGACGGGTAGTCCTTGAACGATCTTCCCAGAGGCTACGTTGGTCGCATTAGCGTCTGGTGACACCCAATCTTGTGCGTTGCCTGCCGAGCAGTTCTGGATCAATCCATCATTGCCGTACACAAAAATGTATGGGTGAAGCGTTACAACCCCCCCAGACACAGAAATGTTGTTGTTGAACGTAATGTCGGTAGCGGCAGATGTAGCAGTGGCAGCGTTTGAAAGTTTTATGTTTTGGAATTGTCCAAGCGTAAAAACCAACCCGTCTGTTGTGCCAGCGGTGGTAACAATACCAGACCCGCCAGAAGTCGTTGAAAGCGTGAAAGTTGTTGTGTAGTTGGTTGCGGTGATGTAGTAGGTAGTGCCGGTAACAATACCAGTCGAGGTTCCGGTCAAAGCACCCGCTACTTTCACGGTTTGACCAATAAACAGACCATTGGTTGCGGGGCAACTCATTTGCCCAGCCGTTCCGGTCACTGCTACTGTTCCAAGGTTTGGCGCAATGAGGGTTGTAGCTACAACCGTTGTATTGGCCGGGATTCCCGTCCCTGTAACTGTTTGTCCTGCCCCGGTAAGCACCGCAACAGACGGTGAATAAATGTTGACCGTGCTGTTCAAGACAAATGATTCAGTGAACACCCCAATTTGGGACATTGACGTACCCGTGATGTCTCCACTCAACACTGGACTATTGACTGTGCTACTGATAGACGCCAAGTTTTGGCATGGAGCAGCCAAAAGTGTTTGTACTTTTCCAACGGCAACGTCATAGAAGCCATCAAGCTGCCACAAGTTGTTTGGTGAGGCCGTGAAGTTGCTAAGGGTAAAGTTGTTTACACCAGCGCCAACACCATTTATGTCAAGAGCAAGGACTTGCAGCCCATTGTTGTAGCCACTAAAAACAGACGTAATTGCGTTCTGAGTGTTCACCCAAATACCGCGAGAAGGCCCATTCAGTTGACCCGAAATGACCCGGTAGCCGCCCATTTTTCTTGGGCGACCACGCTGGAACCTTACCCACCGGCCATCGTTGTAGAACTGCTTATCCAGTACAGTCCCGTCCCGTTGAATTCCCGGTTGCGTGTCTAGGGTAAAGACTTTTGTCGTCATCAGAACCCCCCGCCAAAAACTCCTACCGTGAAGTTCCCGCTTCCTGTTACCGCAATACCCGCCGCAGTAAAATCAGCAACTTGGTTCCCGAGAACTGAAATGGCAAACTCTCCAGTCCCCGGCCTGTAAACACCTGTTGTTGCCTCAGAAGCAAAGTTCAGTGACGGCGCTCCAGCGCTTCCGTTTGACAAAGAAACAGTTGTTGCACCCGCAGCAATGGTCGAAGCGTTCAACAAATTAACCGAATCACAGACCAAAATAATTTGTTGGCCTGCCGGGACTACCGCTATTGCCCCACCAGAATTTGTAGTAAACGTGATCGTAAAGTTAGCGCCAGTGCCGTTGGTCTGGTTTGTGATGTAGTACACCTGAACCGTTGGCGGAAGGATGACCGTTACATCACCAGACAACGTCCCAGTAAATTTCTGGATGACGTTAGCTGCTTCGGATGACGTCAGGGTGTAGGTTCCTGTCGCTACCGCATAGGTCAACTGCGTGAAGTTGAACTGACTGATTTGACCAAGGCCAACTGTATAGAACGCCGTCCCTGAACAAGCAACGATGCAAGAGTCAGATGGCTGCAAGGAAATCGTCGATGCGCCATTGATCAGGCCACTTGCTGGGGAAACAATCAGCGTCCCTGTCCCGCCGTTGCGGATCAGCATATACCAGTCATTGCCCAGCGTAGCCGGTGCCGTCAACGTAAGCGTTCCAGCGCCGCCAGTCCATACCAGAGCAGATGCCCTATTCGCAGCAACTGCGGTAAATGAAGAACTGAAGGTCGATACCGAATACGCACCGTTCAGCGTATTGGCAATTGCCCGCAAGCCGTATCCAGCCAGCGTAGCAGCGTCTACATTCGACGTACCAACACCGAATGCAATGATCCCCCAAGTACCGGATGTTGTTGCGTTGGCAGTCAGGTAGATGTACTGGACTGTCCCCGGAGCAACCGTAACGATTGGTGCGGCACCAAGGTAACTCTTTACCGGGATGCTGTACGAGCCAGTGTTCCGGATCAGCGCATCCTGACCAACAGAGGTCTGGTTTGCTGGAGGCATCAGCAACGAATAAGCACCCGTTACCGAGGTGGACGTTACGTCCATGATACGGGCAGCAGCATCATCCAGAACACTGCCGTTCAGCGGCCATGTAAGTTGAATGTCAGAATTAAGTGTTATTGAACGGTAAGAGACATCCGTTGGCTGGATGACTTGGCCGGTAAACGGGCTATTGAAGCTCATGAGTCCCTCACAATCGCTTGACGGTCAGCCACTCGCGTGACATCTTCTGTCTGCAACGCGCTGATGATTTGCTGGTATTGAGCCTGCCACATAGGCATACGCTCATCATTTTTAAGGAACGGCATTGCCTGAAGCAGCGTACCGTAAAGCAGGGCCTGCGGGGCGTATTCCGTGAACCAGTTCGACTGATTGGAAGAATCCAACGGCTGGACGCGCTCGTAATACAGGGCCTCGTAAGAGTACGCTGCTGCTGGGGTTGGGGCTACAAGCCAGTGCGTATAGTCGTAGTCGCAGTAGAACTTTGGCAAGTCCTTTGACGTCGACTTCGGCCAGTATTCTCGTAAGTATTCGTACTTACGAAGTAGAACGGGGAAGCGTTCACCGGCCACCGTCACGTTCATTGAGACCGTCTTGCGCCACCGTGCAGGCTTGGCAATGACTGGTTCTCCAATCACCATCGTGCTTTCAACCACAACAAGGTTCCCGAGAAACTTGATGTCAGCCGCAATTACCTGTTCCGCCAGCATAATGAACTGGGGAATCTTAATGAGGGTTGCCTCGTCGGTACGCTCCAGATAGGTCGAAACGTCATCGACCAGACTGTCATACGTCATTACTGCTGCTGAAGTCACGGTGATGCCTTTGTGGTTTTGAGCATTTTAGGTCTCATTAGGGGTAAAGACAACGTCAGGCGAACAGCTTCGTTCCAGCCTTGTCAATTATCAGCGCTTGTCTTCTCGGCAAAATCTCTGGATGGCTTGGGACGCTTATATGCGTCCATGAGTCGAATTCCCTGATGAGTTGGTCATAGGGTAGACCGGAGGCAATTAAAGCCCGCACAACCGCATCTGGAGGCGTTCCCGGCACCCTGATGTCCGCAGCGCACCCTAGTCGGTGTTGGCTGGTGTCCTTTGACCCAACAGAGTCATTGACTTGCTTTGACCTGAACCCGCTATTGATCATGACCGGCTTGCCACCAAGCGCCGCCTTGACTTGCTCCAAGAACGCCGCCAACCGGGTCAGATTTGCCACTTCGGCTTCGTTTGGGGTATTGTCGAACTGGTGATGATTTGTCACCGTTAGCTCGTCAAGCGTGAAGTGTGGCGACAGGTTCATCTTGCGGCAACACCGTTGATCTTCTCCAATGTTCTAAGGCCACCAAGCCCAAGCATCCCAAGAAGAACCGGCATCATTTCAGTCAGGTTAGCCGGAGCAAGGTCAACCGGGTAGCCAAAACCAGTTATTGCCAACTTTGCAATCGGCAGACCAATCCAGTTCCACGCACAAGCCGTTCCACAGACCCAACCAATAAACGGACGCCAGCCAGACACAAAAACAGACGAGTTGGCGGCTTCGACCTTGTTGATGTCAAGCTGCCCCTGCACGACCATGACCGCCGCAGCAAGTTGCTGCTTTTCCTCTTCGGATTTGTCAGGCCAGATTTTGTTGATGGCCGTATTGACCAATCCCGCTACTGAACCAAGTCCGGTGATTTCCATCATTTTTCCGCGTAATCAGCGCTTCGGACACGCCGATCAGCTTGTTGATCTAGCCGTTCAAATATGCGCTTGCAGATGTCCTTCAACTCGTCAATGTCACGCCGGTAGTCTTCCTTGCCTACATAGTCATGCGGCATAGCCCGCACATCCGAGTCTAGGCGTTCGATGGCGCGGGTGATGTTGTTCAAAATCCATCCCCCTAAGAATGCAGCAAGGGCAACAACTGCGTTGAATATCTGTTGCATTTCCATATTAGTTTATTAGGAAGAAGAAGTTGCCGTTGTTGGTTACCATAGACCCTCGGGTATACAAAATAAAAATCATACCTTGAGAGCCTATACCGCCAACACCATTGCCAAGTGATGTATTTGAACCAGCGCCGCTTCCCCCTGCACTATAACCAATCGCGTTAATTCCGACCCCACTAGCTGCCGCGCCGCCACCAGAACCACCGCCGCCCCCAACAGTCTTAAAAATATCAACGCCAACGCCACCACTGCCACCGTTTGCAGCCGTACCGCCGCCGCCACCGCCACCGTTTGTACCAGCCGAGCTTGCCGCACCGCCACCCGCGCCAAGCGAATTATTACCACCCGTGCCACCAACACTTGTGGACGCAGCACCTCCAGCCGTTCCACCACCATTACCACCGCCGCCACCGCCATTGCCTTGGGCCGCTGCATTAGTAAAACCAAGGCCACCAGCACCGCCCGTTCCGTTAGGGCCAGCCGAACCACCGCCACCGCCACCCGCGACCGCCGAACCAGAGGTTGTTGTAGTTGATCCAGCACCACCAGCACCACCGGTTTGAGAACCAGTTCCACCTATGCCGCCTACCGACGATGGAGTTGCAGTAGTAGAACCTCCAGTACCCCCGGTAGCCGTTGATGCCCCAGCGTTCCACGATGTAGTGCCGCCTGTGCCGCCCGTTCCGCCGTTTATGGCTCCAGCCGTTCCCCCCGCGCCAATTGCATAAGTAACCGTGCCTGACAGTGTCTGGTTCGTTAACGCTGTATAGCCGCCGCCACCTCCGCCGCCGCCGCCTGCTTTGTTTGTTGCAGAACCTGACCGACCGCCACCGCCGCCACCACCACCGCCAAAAATATAAATTGAGTTAGTGTTACTAAAATCCGTTGGAACAGTCCAACTTGTACCAGAGTCAATTAAATAAGCATTTGACAAATTTGATACGTTTGATTTATATAATATGCCGCTAGTTCCGCCACCATTTATAGAATTGTCTCCAGCATACCATACGTATGGTAATGTTCCGTTTGTTGCAAATGGAGTAAATTGCAAGTTTGATATTGATAAATAATCTGTGCTAACAATACCTGTTCCAATTTTATTTATCGCTTTATAAACTAAATTACTATTACTTAAATTAAAAGTTTTTAAAGCAGACGTTCCTTGTGCTGTAAAATTTTCTACATTTATTGGTGTGGCTCTAATTTGTAAATTAGCTGATCCTGTTGCAGTATATGAACTTTGTATATCATAAAATGTAGCATTGGCGTTATTCATTCTTTTTAATCCGCCATCAGCTATATTTAAAATATAGTATGTTATTGATCCTCCAATAAAATCTTGATTTCCGCCTATTAAATTTATTTGACATGTTCCTTTATTCCATGTCACGGCATCAGATATAGCCCACGCAAAAACACTAGCACCAATTACATTCCAAACTGATGAACCACAGTTTACCGTTTTACTTAACCCGGCACTTATAGCAAACGCCCAAGTGGATAAAGTAAAATTATTTGTTGTAAACGTACCCGAAAAAACTTTAATATATGAATTGTTAGATCCTGACGCTGCTGTAAAAGCATCCGCTAATTGAAGTTCCCCTGAAACGTTGTCAACCAATAAATTTAATGTCCATGTATTTCCGCGAGTTGTTAACGTTTGTACTCTTCTGCCAGAAAAAATAATTGATGCCCCATCAGATCCAGACATTGACAATGTTGCCGCACTAGTCCAATTTTTATATACTGCTACGCCCCCATAAGGACTTATATTCCAACTAATACTTGTCCTTGCTGACATATCTATAGAGCCAGTATTCCATCCCCACTGAGTATTATTGCCCTGTGCAGTGGCAAATGATATATTACCCCCGGCTGCATTATTAAATATGGCAATATCTTGAGCTAACGGATAATTGCTAGAAACAGCAGACCCGCCACTTACACTTGCCCAATTATCTCCGTAAAAAGCTGTTGTTGTTCCGACCCAATATACAGTTTTTGATGCAGGAAATGTTATTCCCGAATTTCCATCGCAATCTCCTAAAGATACACCTGACCATGTAGCCGTTCCAGCCCCAATAATATCTTGAAAGTCGCAATACGAAATTGATACTGCCGCTGCCGTTATTGTTTTAGCAGTTGCCTGTGTTCCAGAAGTAAAAAATATTCTTGCTGCAATGCCACCAGTGCCGTTACAAGTAAATGTTCCAGAAATTGTTATGTTATTTGTAAAATATACACGCCCTATTGCTGCAGAAGTTGCATTAAAAGTAAGATTATTAAAAGTAGGGTTTCCAACTCCAAATGTACAAGTTGAATAAACAATTACAGTTCCTGTAAATTGAACATTATTGTATGTTAAAGTATTAAAAACTGGGACTAAACTACCCCATGTTGCGGACAATGTTATTGTTGACGTCCCAGCATTAAATGTTAAATTTGTAATAGATGGTATACTCCACATTGCTGTGTTACTTGTACAAGTAATTGTACTAGAACCTAATGTAAAGGTTGCGGCTGTTCCAGCAGTATACGTAAATGAAGTACAAGTAATGTTATTACTTCCGGTATTAAAAATACCATTTACCAGAATAATAGCGGAACACGTAAGTATGCCGCTTAATGTCCAACCACCACCAACACCATTGAATGTAATTGGCAAACCAGCCAATGAAAAATTATTAGTGGTAATTGTTTTACCGGTAGTAGTTGACGAAAATGTCATTGTTCCAGTTGCAGACCAAGTAACACCTGTTGCGGAAACAGTAAAATTTCCATAAATATTTGATGTCCCACCTCCAGACACTGTAACATTACCAGATAATGGGCCAGCAATATTTAAATCTGAACAAGTTGCTCCAGTAACCATTGTTACGGTATACAAAGTAGCATTTGACAATGAATCAAATGTTGCCGTATCTGCAGAAGTTGGTGCACTAGCGCCTCCTGCGCCACCAGATGTAGCAGACCAATTTGTTGTAGTAGATGCATCCCAGCTACCCGTGCCGCCAACCCAAAATCTTGATGCCATTATTTACTCCTGCGGTGTAATAGACGGCGAAGTACTTGAAGCAAGCCAATTGTCAATTCGTACTTGTTTCATCGCCGTCAATTCATCTTCTGAAAACTTGTGATCATCAGGAAGGAAAAGAGCATCCCTGAATACACCAATTTCAGAAGGAAATTCAAAAATGATTTGCATGGTCTTTCCTTATGCGACAGCAACACAGCGCCATGTGGTTGTAGCCACGTTCCAAACGAATCCAACGTCAAGCCGAGCAGTAGTCACGGTAGTCGTCGGCAAGGCAACCGTTGAGGCCGAGAACGATGCGCCCCAAGTGATGGCAATAGCTCCAGTACCCGTGATTGCAATCCACAGCTTCTGACCGTTGGTCGGCGTACCCGTCAGGTTAGTTGTAAACGAAGTAATCGCAGCCGACTGCCCCGTGATGACCATCATGTCGTAACTGTCAGTGTTAAGCGTAGGCGTAGCCGAATTTGCCGTACTTGCCAGAACCCTTGGAGTGATGCGTTTGTTGGTTAGCGTATCAGTACTTGAGTAGGTGACGATAGACGCACCAGCAAGCGTTGTAGCGCCCGTGCCGCCGTTGGCAATGGCTAGAGTACCCGTGGCCTGATTAACTGGTACAGAGGTCGCGTTGGTCAAGACAATCGCTGAAGGTGTACCAAGAGCAGGCGTGATAAGGGTAGGGCTTGTGGCGAAAACATTCGCACCCGATCCTGTTTCGTCAGTCAATGCCGTAGCCAATTGAGCCGAAGTAAACGAACCTAGTGAGGCAGCATTACCGACTGAAGTAACGGCCCCGGTCAAATTGGCGTTGGTAGTCACCGTACCGGCAGTCAGGCCAGCAGCCGTGCCGGTAATGTTCGTACCCACCAAAGCGGATGGAGTGCCAAGAGCAGGCGTCACCAAGGTAGGCGAGTTGCTCAAGACAACATTGGTTGTACCCGTGCTTGATGTAACACCAGTTCCACCGTTAGCTACAGCCAGCGGACTGACTGCGTTCGCAGCGGTAGCCAGTACTGCAACGGCACCTCCGCTGGTCTTATAAAACAGCTTTCCGTCAGCGGTATTCAACGCCAATTCGCCATCAGCAAGATTTCCTGCTGATGGAATATTGGATGCTGTTGCACTAAAGTACAACGATATCGGGGTGTATCCTGCTTGAGACATTAGAAAGTTCCTCCAGAAATGCCAGACCAAGTCGGTGCGCTGGCCCCTGCTGATGTTAAAACATACCCAGCCGTTCCAGCCGCAGTAACTGCATAAGCCGTACCAGTTCCATAAATTGCACCGCCAGCCGTTGGGGTCGCGGTGCTGTTTGTACCGCCGTTGGCGATTGGCAATGTACCAGTAACGCCAGTCGTTAGCGGAAGACCTGTCAGATTTGTTGCAATGCCTGACGTTGGTGTTCCAAGCAAAGGCGTAACCAGTGTCGGTGATGTATTGAGGACAACACTTCCCGTCCCGGTACTTGCGGTGACCCCAGTACCTCCGTTAGCAACCGGAAGTGTTCCTGAAACGTGTGTTGTAAGGCCAATCTTCCCATAACTTGGAGCAACCCCAACGCCGCCAGAAATCAACGCATTACCGGTAGCGACATCCGCCAACTTAGACAAATTAACTGTCGTGCTTGCGTACAGCAAATCACCTACGGCGTACACCGTCTGTCCAGTACCCCCAAGAACGGCTGTAACAGGGCTTGTGAGGCTGAATTGCGATCCGGTAAGGGTAAGGCCAGTCCCTGCGGTATAAGTGCCCGCACCAGAGAACTGGACGTAAACGATTGGGCTTGTGCCAACAACCGTTACAGGATTTGTTTGAACCCATCCTGTGCTTCCATTGATTATTCCGTTATTTATAAACGTGAAGTCGCCATCTTTCAATTCACCAGCCGTGTCGGAATCTATTGCACGGGTCAAGACGGTTCCGCCTGTTGCCCATGTGTAAATCCCGTTGTTGGCAAGAGTTGCTTCGTTCTTTACCAAAACCCGGTTGGTATTCAGGAGCGTGTAGCCGTCAAGGACAGGCAATGCGACCGATAGTGTCAGCGTTGCACCAACACCAAGCGTGCCGTTGTTGTAGGTAACTGTCCCACCAGTAGTAGCGGCAAGGCTCGTCACTGTTGCCGCCTCACACGCTTGATGAACATTGATGCCAGCCACCGCTGCATCAACGTACTGCTTGGTCGCAAGTTGTAGCGCCGACACTGGGTCTTGCGTTACCGCAACGGATGTCAGGCCGCCCAGAGTGGCCGCCGTAGCGCCAAGTGAGATGCTGGTAGTACCGGCAACGACAAACGAGTTCAGCAGGCTTGAGTTAGCAATGCTGCTCAACGTGTTATTTGCGCCGCTGATGGTCTTATTTGTTAGGGTCTGGCTTGCGGTGTTGGTTGTGACAACGTCACTTCCAACCGTTGCAGCCACCATATTGAAGGTTCCGTCAGTAACGGTCTTGCCAGTGAAAGTCAATGCACTTGGGAGCGACACAACAGGGGTTAAACCGGCTGTAACACTTACCTCATTGGCTGTACCGCTGACTGACGTTACCGCACCGATACCGCTGGCTGAAATTGCTACGTCTGCGGCGGCAGTCAACTGCCCTTGCGCGTTGACCGTAAAAGTAGGAACTGCCGTTGCAGAACCATAAGCTGCCGCAGCAACTGTCGTATTGGCTAAAGAAATTGTTCCGGTTCCGGTTATCGGGCCACCGGTAAGACCAGTTCCAGTGTCAATAGATACAACGCCGCCAATAGCAAATGCCGTCCAACCGGTTAGCGTATAGCCATAAAACTGGTTGTCTGTGCTATTGAATCGGAACTGACCGGGTGAGCCTGCTGGCTGCTGACCAATTGTTCCTGCTGGTACAGTCATTGCCCCTGTTCCGGGAATGATTGGGTTACTAGAAAGGCTGATTGTTGGTGGAGCGCCGATCCCCGTACCAGAAGCAACATCTATTTGATTGGCCGTACCTTGTATTGCTGTAGCACTTAAAACGCCAGCAGTGGTTAACGTCACTAAACCATTAGCAGAAAGATTTGCCAACCCGGCAACTTGGCCCGTCAATGCAATCGTAGGGTCACCAATAACACCAGAACCGTTTGTGACTCCAATTCCAGAGCCAGAAGAGGTGATCGACCGGCCAACAACGGTTGACCCGCTAGTCTTTACCTGAATGCCCGTAGGTGAGCTATTCAGCGAAAGCAACGCCCCAGTCGTCGAAATGTTAAACAGCCCTTGAGCGCCACCATCCGTCAAGACCAGACCATTGGTCACACCAACGTACCGGCTGTTTGGCAGCGTAGGCTCGTTGTTTACCGTCAGGAAGGTCTGTGTCTGCGATGGGGATGCAGCAATAGCACTGGTTGTAGTTTTTACCGTTACGCCGTTCTGGACGATAGGAACAAGCTCAGTGCCAGTAATTGTTCCAGCGGTAGGGAGTTGACTGATTGTTACTTGTGCGGACATTATTGACCCTGATCGTTAGTTGGAGGGCTTGGCGCGATCTGGTCTTTGTTCCCCGTCTGTGTCGGCGTCTGCGTGTTCTGCTCCGTCGAAATCTGGAACTCGCTAGTTCCGCCAGTCATAAGGAAGTCGTCAGAAGCAGCTATGTTGGCATCTGGCCTTGGAAACCGAATCGTTATCTTTTCGGTTTTCCTAGCAGCCAAACGGTATGGATCAAGCTGATCAGCGCACCCAGTATTGCACACCCGCAGCCCCGGAAAGTTTGGGTCATTCCTCATGACAGCGTGCGGATACTTCATCTTGCACCTATCGCAAATTGCGATGGCTATGTCGGAATATCCAAGAGTGTCAAGGAAGACCGGCATGATTATCTCGTATAAACGGAAATATTCGGGGCGAAGTAGATTGGTGACCGGTCGCGCTCTTCCTCTTCAGCCATTGAGAGGTACTTGTTACCCTGACCTTCAAGGTACTGTATACGGGCCAAATCAACGCCGGGAAGCTCCAAGCTCATCTGGTGAGCCAGCATACTGACCACAGCCAAGTACCAGCGCTGTGGTATCTCTAGCTCACCGTACAGGTCACCAACGTCCATGATTTGGCGCGAGTACCACACGGTCATCTGGTAGAACGAGTTCTGTGGGACAGGCCAAAGATAGATTTTTGATTGCGGGATGGTGCGATTGAACCAGAACTGGAACGGCTGATTGGCCGTAAAGTTCTTGTTTGGGAGGTTCGTATAGTCGTCCCGGTTCAGCCGCGACATTGTAATTTCGGTCGAATTGTTACCGAAATACAGTTCCCGCAACGACAACGTAGTGCCGCTATACGCCCGAATTCGGTAAAACTCTGTTGTCTGACCGGCTTCAATGTCAGTCCAAACCCACTCGCCGTTGACTACAGGAATGGTGCCAAGGTCAGACAAGGTTGTCCAAGTCGTGTTATCGGTCGAGCTTTCAAGGATGATCGACCAAGACCCGGTAGCTGCGGGCAGGAACCCAATAGAGCCAATGTAGATTGGGTTTGCCGTACCGTAGTCCACCGAAATGTTGCCGTTTGGGGATGTCTGGGTACAGATGGTGTCGACATTGCCGTCATAGACATTGGCAACAACGCCACCGGCAGACGAGGTGTATGCGCCATTTGGACGGTTCATCCAGCGGTACAAGACGTTCAGAACGTCATTTCCACCCAGAGGAAGGTCATAGATGTACTGGTCAGCCTTGAAGCCGTAGACCTTCTTGTCGATGGCCCAATACTGGATGCCAATATTGATCAGGTTCGACAGTAAGAAGTACAGTGACTCACGGGCCGACAGGACTTGCTCAGACGTCAGTTCCTCAGCCATCTTTCCACAGCGGCGTGCGCCATGATCAATCAGCGTTTGAACTGTCGTTACGGTAGTCCCTGTCGATCCTGAGTACGCCATCTTGTTTCCTTACCAACCGGGGCAGTTCCACCGCTTCAGCGAGGCTTTAGCGCGAGGAGCGTCACCCTTTGAATGTTCGACTACGCCAGACATCCGAGCGCAGAAAGAGTCCTTGCGTGCGCCCCCTTGCGGTTGAGGTGCCTTCAGGTGCGATCCGGTCTCACGATTGTACTTCTCGCGGCCCTTCTGGGTAAGTCCTGCGCCTTGACTAACTGGGAGTTTTTCACCGCGCCCGACAGCTAGACTAGGGCCACCTTCTTTTAGTTTGGCGGTTTTTGCGGACTCTTTGAAGGCATCAGCCGTTGGCGCACCTTTGCTACCAACCCGGCGCATTTTCTCACCAGAGCCTTCAGCGATTCGCTCACGCTTTGCATTGATGTTGTCATACAGACCGCCTTCTTTGAACTTATTGCCCTTGTCGGCTTTTGCAAATTCTTTTCCAACTTTTGTTGGGATGCCAACCTTCTTGGCAAAAGAAGGGTTGTGAGCAACCGCTTCCATCAGGCGATGTTGAGCAGGCGACTTGCTTGGCATGATCAGGTCACAGGGTTGACGTAATGCTTTTGCATTTCAAGAATTACGGTGTATGCATCACCAGCACTGCCGTCTAACGTTGTGAATGTGATTACGCCATCCTTGCCAGTTCCAGCGTTGTTCCACAATCCGCCAAAATTTGAATAATCTTGCGTGTAATTTGTATTCGGCGGAATAATTTCAATGGCTACTGGCGTATTTGCTTTCCAGTTCATTTGCAATTCCAAACCATGCGTCATTGCTGTACATTTCAAAATGGTTACAGCATCGCAAGCACCACCAGCCGCTGATGGGGTGAGCGCTGACGGCGTTACTTTTGCAACACCGGATTCGTTTTCAGTCGTACTCATCGACGCATAGAACTTCATGATGGCAATTCGTTCGCCATCAAACAATGTTTGGGATGTAGCAGTAATAGTCATGTTCTCTCCAATAAAAAGCAGGGGCCTAAGCCCCCACTTTACTTCAGCACTTCATTGCCCCGCCACGCTTCTTAGGAACAACCGTAACGGCTTCCTTCGACTTCGTGACGCTACCAGCAGGAGGATTGATGAATCCACGCCCTGCGCCTGCTTCCTTTTTGGGAGCAAACAGGTTGTCAATAAAGCTGTGCGCCTTCTTGGCAAATCCCATCCCCATTGGAGGGGCGTTCAATACCTTGTCGTACTCGCCGTTTGAAAGATCAACGTCACCGCCTTCTTTCATTTTCATCTTACTAGCAGGGCCATATTTCAGGTTGCTATCAGACTTAGCTGCCCGCATTGCGG